CTTGATGTTCATAGTGTGCAAGCAAGGCGGCATGTCTGTCGTTATGCCGCAGTGCGGGATGGCGATCTGCTGCGGCGTGGCTGGTATCAGGATCGGAACGGCGGGCATTTGGACTTATGATTGTGACTGTCTCCGCCTTGGAAAACAGAAACGGCTCTATGAAAGCGTCAGATAGTTTACCCATTTTATACCCTCCCATTGCCCGCTAGGGGCCGATTCTGCGGTTTTTGGGCGTTCGCAGGCGAAGTCCTACGCATGGTTGCCGGCATTAGCCCTTAGCTTCTCCGGCTCGATTCCCACCATTTCGGAAACGATGTCCAGAACGGCCTGTTTTGAGTCTTGAAACTCCCGCGCGCCCATAGCCCGTTTGCTCTGTGACTTCGGCGTGTAAACCGTTACCGTCGCGCCTTCGATTGTCACCAATGCATAGTCGATTGCCGTTCTCATAAACGCGGCGACGCGGATGGCCTCGCTGTGCGAGCTGCAGACAACCGATTTCTGATCCGCATAGCCAGCCGCAACAAGGGCGCGCTTTCGCAGGTGATCTGCTGTTGGATATAACTCGCTGAGATTTTCAGGTAGGTTGGCCCAGGCTTCTTCAATCGAGGCGAAGAAATGATCATGAGAGACTTTTGACCTCCCATATTCTTCGACCATACGATATTCCTGCCCCACAACAAAATGTTTGTCGCATAGCGATTTGAATTTGTTGACGGGGGCGAGCGCATCACCATCCCATTGAAAGACGATTGGAGGAATCATGCGGCGGCTTCCTTGGGCATCGGATATAGTTTAGTTAACGCGGCTACTTTGTTGTCTAGTTCTGACAGAAACACCGATACGATCTTTTCCAACTCGCCAATTCGGCCATCGTCGCGGACGATACGTCTTACAAACAACCGCATGGTTTCCGGCATTCTTGGGTCATAGGAGATGAAGTCGCACCACTCACGATCCGTGCAGGCAAGCTGCCACTGGATTTGTGTGAGATACTTTTTATCGATTTCATCGCCTAATAGCGTGTCGATGTGAGTTGCCGTGTTCGGGCACTTTATCTCGATTAGCCCGGCGTCGCCAATCAAGCCATCCGGACTTGCTCCCGACATGGCGATTTTCTGATGCGGCACGAATCCAACTAACTGCACGGCCTCGTCAGTCTTGAACTCGTAAGCCGCCCGCGCATCTGGCTCAGTCTCAATTCCGTGTATCATTGCTGCGTTTGTATAAGTGTCTTGCGGTTGGCCTGTTAAACGCTCCGCAATTAATTGGGCTGCGTAATTTGCTCTCGACGATCCCCATCCTGTTTTTGTTGTTGCACAAACATCAGAAACGCGCGAAGCCGTAACTTTCCCAAGCCTAATTTGCTTCCACTCTTGACTACCTTGTTCCATTGTCATTTCCCCTTTTGCCACGACGCGCGACCCTTGCGGATCATGTCTTGCGTATTGTCAGCCCGTGTTCCTATGAAAAGATGCTTTGGATTGACACAAAGCGGAGTATCGCAGGTGTGACAAACCAACATGCCCTTTGGTATTGTGCCAAAGTAAATTTCATAAACCACCCTATGAACACGATATTGTTTTGACCTACCGACTTGGATTACGCCATATCCGTCTTTTGTTTTTGACCCATTCCAAATCAAGCATTTTCCTTTGCGGAGAACTCGCTTCGCAATTCGTTTTTCTGGAGGAACTCGTGGAGGACTCACTTCGTTTTCCTTTTCGATTCCAATGCCGCAACCGCTTCGCTAACCCGACTTGCTGGAAGATCAGAAAGCCTGCTGATTTTCATGTAGTTGCAGAACTTCTTTTCGTCCGCTCCGACTTCGGTAGCAAGCGAGATTAGATCGGCAAGCTGTTGATCGCCAATTTTGTCAACGATAACGCTATTTGCATCATCGTCTTTGCTGGCGGCTAGGCCAAGCGCGGCTTTCAGCGTGTAACGCTGCAGATAAGTTTGCGTGCTGCCGATGGCTTGGATTGCGTTCTTGTTGCCGCTCAGATCGTTCGGCGCAGTCAGGGAGTTTTCCTCGCTGTGCCCGTCACGGTGAAACACAATACAAATAACGGTCATGGATGAACTATCGGAAACTGTCCGGTAACGATAAGAAAGTCCGTGTTTGGAAAGGATCGGATCAACCTGCCGCGCGAGGCCAGCCATATCTTCATATTTGTAATTTGTGCGGCCCTTCTGCGACGAGAAATCTACCGTCTGATCCTTAATGATGATCGGCATTTCTGCCTTGGCTTCCGCCATTGCATTGTCAAACGCCTTGCGGGCCTGGTTGCGTTCCCATCGCTCTTGAAGGCCCATTAATTTTTCGGCCAGTTCCAGGTTTCCACTGGCAACTGCCTGAGTAAGTAAGTCCATCGGCGTTGGCGAACGAGTCGCCGGAACCTGCGGATCGATCTTTGCTACTGCTGACATTTGAAACCTCCCGTTTCAACCCGTAACGTAAGCGCAAAAAGTCGCCAAGTCAACTACAAACAGGGGCCACGCGTCTGAAAAGACGGGCTTGCGAAGATATACGCTAAATGCTACGGACAAGGCATGGAGAAAGACTATAGGGCCTACGTTCTGGCTATCGCGCGGGAGTATGCCAAACGGCGTGGGTTGGCGTTGACGACGGTTGCGCGCCGCATTCACGGAAAAGAATCCTTCTTTGCCGAGTTTGAGGCTGGCCGCTGTTCTATCACGCTCCGCAAGCTGGACGAAATGTTCAATGTGTTCGGCGTTCCGTACCCCGTGCCGAAAAAATACCGGCAATAGCCATGAAACGATTCGCCATACTACTAGACCAGCCGACCGCTGAGTGGGTGACGCAGATTGCCAACCTGTTGCACGTTCCGCCGGAAACCGTAATTGCGTCTATCGTGAAGGACGTTGCGTTGGATGATGTCGAGGCGCACATATCGGAGCATCATAACGAACGCAGGTCATTGCAATGAGTAACATGACAAAAGAACAGGCAATAAATTTAATTTGTGGAAAATTTCAAGGACACGAACGCGATGGAATTTTGCAGTGGATTGGACGCCTTCAGCCTAAGAAAGAAAAGTCAGAATATAAATATTCCGGGTATCTGGAGTCACACATTAATGAAATAATGAAATCTCTAAAAGAGGGTAAATCTCCCACGGAAATTGCAAAACATCTATATAACAATGGCGTTAGGAGTTCTACTTATTGGGATAGCGATAAAGATTGGCATGTACAAGCCATAAGCGGAAACATTCGTTCTATTGCCAAACAGACTGGATATTATACAGCTCAAGACAAAAAATCTTTGATGGAATATTATGCTGCGCGACGAGACCACGCTGTCGTCCTTCATCGCGAAGGTCTTTCATTAAAAGCCATCTCTGCGAGAATGTCAGTTACTCCGTCGAGAGTGAGTTACATATTATTCTTTGAAAGAATGAGAGAGAAGCAGAAGAAAGCAGACAAAGAGCAAACGCTTTGCCAAATATAGAATTAGACATTCCGATCCCGCCAAGTGTGAATCGCACGAGGCGAGTGAACTGGGCAGCAATGCCATTGGTAAAAGCCTGGACGAAACAAGCCGACGCACTAACAATGCAAGCATGGGCTGGCGGCAAGAGGCCGGCAATGATCGTGGATCGGTTTGAGTTGACGGTTATCCTATCGCCAGCGTGCCACAAGGACTGCGATAACATTTTGAAGTCCGCTGTGGATTATTTGCGCCGACTCGGACTGATAAAAGACGATTCCCCGCGCTACATGCGCCGCGTTATTATCGAGTGGGGAGAGGCGAAGTATGGGTGTAGGTTGATATTGAGGCCGACTGTTTAACGCGCTTGCGTTTGGCGATAATTTACGCTAGGAAGTCCCCCTGTATTTGTATTTGCGTAGGGAGGATCACAATGGGCACTGACGAATCTGGCATTCTTTTCCCGATTCTATCGCAGGGCGCAAAATCTGTTCAGTCTGGGCAATATGGGGAAGTCGGCATTGATGCTGCATTCCGGCCATTTCGCGTTCTTACCGTTGATGATAATCCGGAATTTCATAACGAATTACAGCTTTTTCCGCGTAAGGAAAGAATCCTTATAAGACAACATAAATTGCTTTCAAACGGTGCGACAGTGGATTTTTTATACAAAGATTTTTCAATTGGGTTAACTTTTCCCATTGAATGTAAACACCAAGCCGGGCCGGGAACAACAGATGAAAAGTTAGCATTTACGCTGGAAGTTTTAGCTAGTTGCGGGTACAATAATTTCTGGCTCGTTCTTAAGGGGCACGGATTTAGGGAGCGGATACTTCGACATATGGAAAAAAAGGTGCGAAAGATAAACGAAGCTTTCAATTTATCCGGAAGAATCATTTACGAAGAACTTTTATATAGAGAAATAGAGCAGTTAGTGGAGCGCGGTAAACCGTGAAGTATCTTCCGCAAAATCATTTTGGCGCAATCTTAGCTGATCCTCCTTGGCGTTATGAGGTCTGGTCTGAGGGAAGCCAAAAATCAAGGCTGGCAAGCGCGCACTATGACGTGCTTACTACAAAGCAGATAGCAGAGTTGCCTGTCGCGCAACTCGCCGCCGACGATTGCGTACTGTTCATTTGGATTACTTGGCCACAGCTTTTGGACTCAATAAAAATAATTGAGGCGTGGGGTTTCAAATATAAGACATGCGCGTTTGCTTGGATTAAAGCGCACGCAAACCAAGTCGAAATGTTCCGGGATGACTTGGATGGGCAATTGGGAATGGGTTACTGGACGCGGGCCAATAGCGAGGTGTGCTTGTTAGCAACAAAAGGGAAACCAAAACGGCTTAGTGCGTCAGTCCGTCAGGCCATTATAGCTCCACGCAAGGAACATTCTCGTAAGCCAGACGGGATCCATGAACGGATAGAGCGTCTCGTTGCAGGGCCGTATCTTGAATTGTTTGCGCGCCAGGAGCGCGAAGGATGGACGGTGTGGGGAAACCAGACGGACAAATTCAAACCTATCGTTACGTCCCCCACCATCGAGTCCTCGACTACCTCTATTGCGGCTGGCACATTGCCGCCGTCGATATAAGCCCGCATAGCGTGCTGATGTGCTGGCTGTGTGGTTGCAAGTACGCGGAACCTATAGTAAACTAGCAATAGCCGGGACAGCGGGTAGCTCCCGTTGCCCACCGTAAGGGCTTACCGGCACGTTTTCCTCTAGCCCGTTACGGGGGCAATCTTGGCTGAATTTCCTGCAATGCCACTTTGGACCGACCGCTATTTAGCGGACACGGGCCACCTCACTGACTTACAACATGGCGTCTATCTAAGGCTTTTAATCCTGCTTTGGCGCGCGCCAGCCCAACGGATACCGAACGACGACGATTGGCTCAATAAGCGATTCGGAGACATGCCGACGCTGCGCCTGATCGTCCACGAATTCTGCAAATGTGACGGGAACTGGATTTGGAATGACGCGGCCCGACGCGAGTTCCAATACGTCGCTGAAAGACGCGAAAAACACCGCGATTTGGCTAAACGTCGGTGGGACAAAGAAAAAGCAGTATGCAATGGCAATGCAGCGCTTGCATATGCACCCACACCCACACCCACACCCACACAAGAGGTTAAGATATTAGGTGGTGTCGCGCCGAAGCCGGCGCGCCCAACAAAGGGCTGCCGACTTCCTGTGGATTGGGTTCCTTCATTGGAAGGAAAAAGCTTTGCTGACGGAAAAATAGGGACGGATCGCGCGGATGAGGAATTGGAGAAGTTCCGCGACTATTGGTGTGCCATGCCTGGGCAACGCGGAACGAAATTGGATTGGAACCGGACTTGGAATAATTGGGTCCGCAACACCGGAGGAAGATTTAATGGAAACGGTCGGGATAAGTCCCTCAAGGAAAAATACGCCGACGCTTTGCACAAGCTTGGAAGCAGCGAGACTAGCGCGAATGTTATTGGCTTCCTACCCAAGCTCCACTCCGACTGATGCCGAAACTTACATTGCGCTCGTCGTTGCGGTGTTTACGCAGTTCAAATTTGAAGTTGTAGAAAATGCGTGTTCACCAAATGGAATTCCTGTCGCAAGTCCAAAGTTTCTTCCGACTATCGGAGAGATTAACGATTGGTGCATAAAACGCGCGGCAGATTTTCGAAAGACATACAGCACTGGCGAACATATGATGATTGCTAAGCCATTCGTCCCGCCTCCGTTAAAACCGGGACAAATTACATACGGTGAGTTTTTGAGTCGTTCGGCAGAATGGAAGTCTGAGTCAAAGCCAATAGGAGCGTTTGAAAAAGGCGGATATTTAGGGCGACGAGCATGAGCAACATCCGCGAAATTATCATCGGTAGGCTTTCCGAACAACTAGCCGACGTATTCGGCCAGATAGACAAGATCAGGCCACCGAAACGAGATCCGTCACTTTGGGTAGAAGCTGATCAAGCGGACGATGACGCGGATCGATCTCGCCTTCGAGAGTCCATCTTGGATGCTTGGGCGATAGGAAAGTCACTCAAGGAAATTGCGCTGCAATGCGGTACGACACCAGGAACCGCGCAAGGTATCATCCGGCAGGCCCGCTATAACGGAGACGCCCGCAGCATATACCGGGGTGGCTGGGCGGCTGGAAAGGCACCGAGCAAGCTGAAAATGGTGCCCAAGGACGAACCATAAACCGCATTTCCTTGCCCCGCAGGTGCCATAGGAACGGTTTTTGGGCAATTTGGCGATGCGGATGCTGCCAAACTAGGAATAACGCCTCTGGAGGCACCCTAGGCCGTTTTGGCCATATTCCACAAAATTGTTTGGATTTGCCCAGATAGCCTATTGACAGACTCCGAACGAAGGCGCATTTGGAGACTCAAGCGAAAAAAGTCGCTAGATGGGGAACGGAAATGGACGGCAAATACGAACTCAGCGCCTATGACTTTACTGCAATCAATGATGCGCTGAATTTTCATATCCAGAAACTCAGCGTCGTGTTCGAAGTGGCGGCGGCGGTAAAAGGCGTCGCTGCGCCAGATAGCGAGACTGCGGCCAAGAGGTTAAACCGCGCCCGCGATCTGCGCGAAAAGTTCACCGAGGCCCATGCGGCATGGCTTGAGTTTGAATAGGAGACTAAAATGGAACTGACATCCGCTGTTTTATTGGTTATCGCGTCGTCCAGTTTATCGGCAGCTATCACGATGATAATTGTGGAAGGCTGGGAAAAACATCGCACGATAAAGCGCAGGTTGAATTTTTAAGCAATGAAAGTGCTAGATTTGTTCAGCGGAATTGGGGGCTTTAGCCTAGGTCTAGAACGTGCTGGAATGAGAACCGTGGCTTTCTGTGAGATAGATCCTTTCTGTAGAAAGGTTTTGGCTAAAAACTTTCCGGGAGTTCCCTGCTATGACGACATCAGAACCCTCTCAAGCCAACGCCTCACAGCAGCAAGAATTACCATTGATGTTATCTGCGGAGGATTTCCATGCCAAGACCTCTCCACAGTTGGTAGGCAAAAAGGGATCACCGCCGATCGTTCAGGACTATGGACGGAATACGCCCGACTTATTGGCGAAATTCGACCGCGCTACGTCATCGTGGAGAACGTCACAAATTTGCTTGCTGGAGAACGGGGAGGTTGGTTTGCAGCCGTTCTCGGAGACCTGGCCTCGCTCGGGTATGATGCAGAGTGGCATTGCATACCAGCTTCCTACTTTGGCGCACCCCACATACGGGACCGAGTTTGGGTCATTGCGACTCCAAACTTTTCGCAAAACAATATCGGTTCCATCGGAAGGATTTTCGCGAGATGTGCCATGTCAGGAGGAGATAGCTTCTGCCAATGGCGAACGCCCATGCCCGCTATTTCGAGAATGGGCAATGCAATACCCGGAGAATTGGACCGCCTTGGAGCCCTCGGAAACTCAGTCTTTCCTCCAATCCCGGAAATCATCGGGCGGGCAATAATGGAGAATAGATAATAGCAATTTTCACGTTACTTGTGGATTAAGTTCTAGTTTGCTTTGAATGTTTCTGTGAAACATTTTAGTTACTTTCGTCTATGGATGGTCGCCGTTGGTACGCTGCCAGAACTCGCCCAGGGCAAACGCAAATAGCCCTCGACGGCCTAATGCGCCAGGGTTTCGACACCTACTTCCCCCGCCTCGCCATCGAATGCATCAAGAACGGCAAGCGGATCACGCGCCATCAACCCTTATTTCCAGGCTATCTATTGGTGCAAATGGCATTGGCGACAGCCACTTGGCAGGCCATAAATGCAACCCGTGGCATAGTCAGAATGTTATCCTCGATTCCAGACGGTCCTCCATCCCCCATCCGCAAAGGCGAGATCGAAAGCCTAAAAATGGCTGATACCGAAGGCAAACTAAAGGTTTCGGAAATATCCGACATCCGCAAAGGCGATACGGTCATGATCAAGGAAGGTCCGTTCGCCGGCACTTTGGCATTGGTGAAATATACAAAGCGGGAACGGGTGGAATTACTGTTTTCTTTACTTGGCCGTCAAACGCGCGTAATAGGAAGTGTTGCGTCGCTAGAGTTAGTGCAAAAGGGGAAGGGCAACCCCACAAATGCGCCTCGCGTCGCGATATAAACCTATCGTGATTTGTGCGGAGCTATATCTAACCCCCCCAGCTCGATTCCCGTCGCCCTCCGATCCCCATCCCAGCGCGGCGGAAACCCCACGGCTTACGGACGCTGCCTCCCCAGCCCTCAGCCTGAGCCGTGGGTGACTAATTCACAAGGGAGTAATCCCGATGTCGGCCCAGATCATCCGCTTCTCTGACTACGACCAGGCCATCCTCTGCCCGCTGCACTCCGACAAGCCGGCCAGACTTCACCTGTTCCCCCTATCCCGCGTAGTCCAGATCCACGATATGAACGCCGCAACCGACTATATCCTACGATATAGACGGAAGGTTATGGCGCAGTTCTGTCCCAAGCCGTCGCCCAAAACGATAAACATTACGCAGTCTCAATAGCTTGCGGAAGTTTTGAAAAACGGCGCGGAAAATCAAAATATCAGTGGATTAATCAAGTCTAATCAAAATGGCCAGTGGTGGAAAACGAAACGGTGCGGGAAGAAAGCGCGGGTCATTGACCAAGCGCACCCAATTGATTGCCCAGCGCGCTATTGACGAAGGCCGAACGCCACTTGAAATAATGCTGGAAAATATGCGGCATTTTCAGCAAGTCGCCCTCGACGCAGAAGCATTAATTGCCGGCATGACGGCTAAGGAAATAACCGGCCAAAATCTAAAGCCGGATGAACAGTTCAAGTTATTGCTTGCCGAAGTGAAGAAAGCCGCTGGGTTTCGTGTTTTAGCCCATGAATGTGCTAGGGATGCAGCCTCGTATATCCATCCGCGACTTTCGACTACCACCATTGAAGGCAACCCGGATAACCCACTGGAAGTGGTGAACGTCATTGAACGCCGCATCACAACGGAAGATCAAGTACAAGACCCTCGTTCTACCGACGCCGAAGGCATACGCACCATTAATTAAAGACGCCCGTTACAAGGGTGCATATGGTGGACGAGGTTCCGGCAAAAGCCATTTCTTTGCGGAAGCCATAATAGAACGATGCTTAATAAAGCCGACACGAGCTGTGTGCCTGCGTGAGATACAAAATTCATTGAAGCAATCGTCCAAGCTGTTGATCGAGGATAAGATCATAGCAATGGGCGTCGGCAACCAGTTCAATGTCTTGGACGATAGGATCGAGGCACCGCGCGGTGGCGTTATCATCTTCAATGGGATGCAGAGTCATACAGCTGAGAGTATCAAATCACTCGAGGGTTATGACGTAGCGTGGTTTGATGAAGCGCACAGAGCATCAAATCAATCGCTAGGGTTGCTGCGGCCAACAATTCGCGTTCCTGGTTCTGAGTTGTGGTTTAGTTGGAATCCCAAAAGTCCCAAAGATCCCGTTGATGTTTTATTGCGCTCGCCTAGTCGGCCAGACGATTCGATTGTTATTGAGGCGAATTATCAGGACAACCCTTGGTTCCCTGCGGTTCTCCGCGAGGAAATGGAATACGATAAGCGGCGCGATCCTGATCGTTATGCCCATGTGTGGCTAGGGAAATATCAGAACAAATCTGAGGCCCGTGTATTTTCCAACTGGACTGTCCAAGAGTTTGAAACGCCGGAAAACGCGCGATTCTATTTTGGGGCCGATTGGGGTTTTAGCGTTGATCCGACTGTATTGGTACGTTGCTGGATTAAGGATCGCTCGCTATTTGTGGACTACGAAGCATGGCAAGTCGGGTGCGAAATAGACAAATGCCCGGCTTTGTTTCTGACCATTCCTGGTTCTAATCGCTGGCCAATGGTGGCTGACAGTGCAGACCCCCAGAATATCAGTTATCTATCTAGACATGGATTCCCGACCATTAAGCCTTCGATCAAAGGGGTTAATTCGGTAGAACAGGGAATTGAATTTTTGAAGTCTTACGACATTGTTGTTCATCCTCGATGCAAGCACGTCATAGACGAGTTGTCGTCGTATAGTTATGAAGTTGATAAGCACACCGAGGAAGTTTTACCGCGCCTTGAAGATAAGAAAAACCATACTATCGATTCGCTTAGGTACGCGTTGGAGGCAATTCGCAGGACGCCGATTCAGCCCGTATTTGGCGTTTACGGAAGTCAGGGATGAACGAAAAAACAGAACATCCGGACGCCACTTACAAAGGTGATCCACCGGATCAACCTTCAAACACAGGGAGTGGAACCATGTCCAAGGGCCTTGTTTTCTGGATCGTCTGGCTGATCTGTCTCTTAGCGTTTCTTGGCGTTAGCTTCGCGGTTGTTGGTCCACAATACGGCCATTTCGTCGGTGGTGGGGTGGTCGATCTAATCCTGACCGGCTTACTTGGCTGGGGAGTGTTCGGGCCTCCCATTAAATGACGCCGGACAATAGCGTTGTCTGGTTATTACTAGGACTGTTCGTGATAGCTGCTATAGTCGCGGGTGTATCCTACTCCGGTATATGGAATTGCTGCTAGATGAGTTGGTTTGATCAACTGAGCTTGTGGGACGATTCTCTGGG